ATTAAAAAAATTAAAGTTATATACTAATGGATTTCAAATGCTTTTCAAGGTTTTGTTACTACGACTTGATCTGGTCTTACACGCTCCACTGCAATAAATACGTCTTTGCTCCATCGTATTAAAACTTGTACCACAGACAGGACACTTTCTAACAAGTATGCCTTCTACTTTTTTATGTTTTCTTTTACCTCTTTTGACTTATCAATTTCCTTCAATAATAATTGATATGCTTGTACACCACCTTCAAGTCTAAGAATATATTGTCTTTGGTTTATTAATTCCTGCTGCCATTCAAGAATCTGTTTTTCTATAATTTCTTTCATAAATTAAACGATAGTAAGGGTTTCTCCCGATCCAACAGTAACAGTAACTCCACTATTTATGGTGATAGGGCCAGCAGCCATAGCATTTTTACCGTTTGTTATTGTGTAATCTGCTGTAACCGCCTGATCGTTTTCATAAAAGACTGCATCACTTCCTCCTCCAGTTGGAACGCTACTACCTCCTCCAATCTCCTTTACTGTTCCGCTATCGTTGACAAATAACTTTTGAGCAGAAGTATCTATAGCAACTTCGCCATTAACAATATCACTTGTAGTAGGTGTGCTTGTACCTCGTTTTAATTTAATAGTATTTGCCATTGGCTTTTATCTCCTATGGCTCAAAAAGTGCCACCCTCGACATCAAAGCCAGAGGTAGATCCATCTTCTAAAAATGTTACAAGGTCAGACAATGCAACCTGTTTCATCGTTCCAGCATCATTACAAACAAAACGATCTCCTGTTGCAAGTGTTGTTGAGGTAGCAGAAGTTCCTCCATCCATTAAATTCAATTCAGAAGTTGTTGCCGTAACTCCATCCATGATATTGAGTTCTGATGTAGTAGCAGTAACCCCATCCATGATATTTAATTCGGAAGTTGTAGCTGTTAGCCCGTCTAATATATTTAGTTCAGAGGTTGTAACTGTAGCTCCATCTAATATCTGTACTTCAGCCTGTGTTAGGTCAGCTAAAGCACTTGCTGTATTAGCACCCATTGTTGCTAATTCTGTAAGCTGTGCATCAGAGGCTTGTTTTGCATCTAACTGGGTCTGAATATTTGATGTAACTCCGTCTGTATGGTTTAGCTCAGTAGTAGTAGCTGTTACACCGTCCATGATGTTTAGTTCTGAGGTACTTGCGGTGACTCCATCTAAAATATTTAACTCCGAAGCAGTAGCGGTCACACCATCTAAAATATTTAGCTCAGATGCAGTTGCGGTAACACCATCAAGAATATTTAATTCTGCTGTAGAAACAGTCGCTCCATCAAGAATCTGTATTTCTGTAGATGTTATTGCAGCTAAGGCAGAAGAAGCACCAGACTGCATACCTGATAAGTTATCTAAATCAGCATCATAGGCTTGAACATTAGAACCGATTGCTAATCCAAGAGAAGCTCTTGCAGTAGATCCACTTTCAAGAACAAAGTTTGAACCATCTCCAACAACAAAATTACCGTCAGAAGGTGTAAGCCCTGCAATGTCAGACAACTGCTGGTCAAAAGCCTGTACATTTGTTCCAATAGCAAGCCCCAATGCTGTTCTTGCAGCAGAGGCACTTGTAGCTCCTGTACCACCGTCACCGACAGCTAAAGTTCCTGTTATAGAACTTGCACCTAAATCAACAGCTATTTCAGTTGATTCAATTACTAATCCACCATTTGACTTAAGATCAACGCTAAATTCACTACCAGATTTTGTAATTCCATCACCACCTGTTACATCTCCACTTCCCGAAAACTGTGTATAAGACAAATTATTTGTACCCACAACTGCACTTCCTTTGTTGGAAGTACAAACAAAACCCTGATCTCCATTAGTTGAACCTTGTTCAATAAAGGTAAACATACCAGCAGCATCTACTCCAGCAGCTAAATCATCAGTCCTTACCCATGAACCAGCTTTGCAAAGATATAATCCATTTTGACTAGCCGTACTTTGATTCTTAACTAAAACTCTCTCGTCAGCAGAAACCGCAACACCATCAATAGTTTGTGTTCCAGAAAGTGTAATATTTGCGGTAGTGGCAACTTTCACGCTGTCCTTTACATCTAATCCCTCACTGGTGCTGTCCACATATCCTTTAGTGGCAAAATGTGCATCAGCAGTTGGTGTTACTCCACTTACAGGGTTAGTTGCACTCGCTAACTGGTCAACTCTATTTGCCTGTACTCCAGTATCAAAATCACTAATTTTTGTATGAGCAATAGAAGGAATATCAGCAGCAACCAAACTTCTAAATGAAGGTGCAGCAGCCGATCCACTTGTAGGGCCAGCTAAGATTGCATTTGCACTTCTTGTATCTGTTTTATTAAAGAAAGCTCCAGCACCACCAACAGTAATGATTGAACTTGCAGAAGGTGGAGTCGATCCATTATCACCAAAACCGTAATATAGTTTCAGATCATTTTCGTTAAAGGCTAATTCTGATGGAGATAAACTTGAGGGAGCACCAGCAGATCCACTAGCTGCTCTTTTCTTAATTCTTATTGTGTTAGACATTGCCTAAAAATTACCTCCATTAACAAGTGTTAGTTTAGTTGTGGTTGCATCTGCCTTAAACTTAGCAGAACTAGAGTCATAGTAAATAACAGATCCATCAACTTTATCAGTTGAATCCAATGTAAAGTCTGCACTAGCTCCCTGTGGACCTTGCGTGGCAACAGTGACAACTCTAGTTTCACCGTTGACAGTAACGGTATTTTTAGTGGTTGTAATGTTGATTTGGCTCATGTTGTTGTATAACCCTCACTCATAAATATTTTACCCTCTAAATAATATTCTTTGAGTCCTGATCCATTAACTACTAACACATCGTAAGCTAATAAGTTTGGAGTGAATGTTGTAGTCTGTGTTGAACTTAATGTAATACTAAATTCACCATTAGTTCTATTTGTATAAGCTACTGTCCAATCAGCAAACTTTGTTGACCTGTCATCATTCCAAACCTGTGCAGCAACAGTAAAACCTGTAAGATTTATAGCCGTTCCATTATTATCAGTCAATCTGATATTTTCTACATGATCTGATCTTCTTTGGATCGTTATGTTATATGTTCCAGGTGCTATTGCCATTAGCTGTAAGGAGAATCACCAAGTATATCAGTTTTCCATTGTGCTTTTAATGAGTCAGCATCACTAGCAGCAGCTATTCCAGAATCAGCAGGAGCATCTCTTAATGCTTGTTTTTTAGCAACAATGTCTGTTGTTGATGCACCAGTTTCTTGTGCTTTTTGAAATTCAATATCAAGTTCTGCAAGTTTTGGTGTTCTTGCATTTCTAATATTTGTTTTATGAATCTCTCTGGCTTTCGCCATATCTATACCAAATCCCATGTTTTACTCCGTATAAGTCCAAGCGTTTCTGAAACTCCTGTCTGTAGGAATAGCAGACTTATCAACAGTATAAACCGTCTTACCACTAGGGCAATCTTTATCTTTTATCTGATCTAAAGTTAGATCTGTATTATCTGCTGGAATAACAATAGAAATACCACCCTCATCATTCTCATAGATAAATCTTTTGTCTGAATTAGCCATAAAGTTTTTCTTTTAGTATATCTTAAGTGTTATTAATCGCCAAAAACTGCAACTAAAGCGTGATCTGGGTCTCTACTAAAACCATCGGTAGAGACATTAGAAAAATTTATTCTAAATGCTGATGTTGTAGGACTAACAGTATTACCTGCAGCACTCATAAAAGGATAAGCTTGTACTCTTAAATTGATGTTTTCATCACCAACAGTAAGAACTAGCCCACTACAAGAAGCAACTGGTGCATAATTTATATTTGGCATTGCATTAGCAAATGTCACTGTAAAATCTCCAGTAGCATTATCAGTTATGGAACTGACATTAAAAGAATCTCTTAATGCGGCTGTACCTGAACAATTTAAGTTTAACCATGCTTTTGCTCTACCCTGTGCAATCTGTTCTGCTGTTGAACTGTTACCACCGCTTGCATCTTGAATTGTATTGACTTTAAGTGTTGACATAATTAATCTCCAAAAACAGAGCACGCAACTCTTGCACTATCTTGAACATTAGTAGAACCAAAATCACCTGATAGTACAATTCTATAAACTGTTGTAGTAGGAGCTTGAGTAAAAGGTGATGCTGAGACAGCATGGATATGAGGACTTACATAACTAGTTGTACCAAGTCCTGAACTAGCAGATACAGAGTAATTTGCATTTGACATTGCGTTTGACATAGTTATTGAGTAATCACCAGTACCATTATCAGTTAAAGAACTTACATTAAAACTATCATAAATAGAGACAGTACCAACACCGTTAAAAGCTATCCATGATTTTGCAAGCTGTCCTTTTTCTGTTCCACTCGTATTTTGAAATACTGGTGCTGCGGAAGAAACACTTTTAATTGTGCCTACGGCAAGTGTACTCATAATTTATTTAGCCTCCAATGCTGCAACTTTTGTTTCTAATACTTCAATTTTACCTATAGCTTCCTGTAATGCAGCGGTAAGTAAAGGAACTAACTTGCTTTGATCTATTCCTTGATATACAGGGTTATTATCAGAGTCCACTTCATCTTTAGTCCCTGTAATAGCCTCTGGAACTGCTGTCACCTCATGTGCAAAAAAACCATCAACTTTTTTATCTGGTTCAACAGTAAAATTAAATCTATAAGGTTTTAGTGTTTTTAATCTTGTAATACCATCAGATATTAAAACAGCATTTTCTTTTAATCTATAATCTGAGCTAGTTGTAAAAGTTGTTGAACTATTATTATAAGTAATAGCACCAACTAAAGTGCCAGCGTTTAAAAAAGCTTGCACAAAGGATGAATTAGAAGTAGAGGCTCTATTAAATACCAATTGAAGAGCATTATCATCAAAGTCGGGCTTAAATGTTAAACCGCCTGCACCTCCAGTTGCAGAACTAGGAACACCAACAGTTGAAGTTCCCACCAATAAATTTCCTGATGAATCT